TCGCCACCCGGGATGCGGCAATGGCCAGCGCGCGGGCGGCCATCGGTGCGGCGAAGAATGCGTCGACCGGATGCACGTCAGGGTCGGCACCCTCGGGCGGCGACGCCAGATATGCCTTCAGTTGGTCGATCGTGGTGGCGTTGATGTTGGCGGCCGATGTGATCGAGTTGTCCCGAACCCAGGCGGCGACCGCAGCCACTTCGAACTTGCCGCCCAAGCCCTTCGCCACCGCTGAGCCGATCGACCGGGCTGTCGCCTCCCCGAGATCGGCCAGTTGCGCGGCCAGTGTGTCGTCCCAGCCCGCCGCGGACGGCTCATGCCCGGCGTCGACCATCGCGCGTGCCTGCGTCCGCTGCTCGTCGAACACCCGGCCGAGTGCCTGCTGGTGTTCGTTGACCAGCGCATCGCGGGCATTGCCGCCGGCGGCCTTCGCGATGCCGACACGGCCGGCGATAGAGCGGACGTCGAACCGTTTCGGCGCGGGCGCGGCCGGTGCCGCGCCCGGTATCGGGGTTGTCGGGTTCGTCGGCGGGTGCGGGGTGCCCAGCGGTTCAGGCGCCGTCTGCACGGTGCCTTCCGGGCCGATAACCTCCTGGCCGTGGACGGACGAGCCGAGCGGAACCAGTGCGGCGTTCGCGTACAGGTGGTCGGCGAGCTCGCCCGCGTCAGGCAGGTCGAACAGCGGCCTTGCCTCCGAGGGCTTCATCACACCGGAGTTGACGAGCTTCTGAGCCGAGTCGGCCCGGACCTCGAAGTCGCCGCGGAGCACCTCGTCGAGGGCGAACTTCGCCACATGGTCGGGTCCGGCATAGAACTCGGGCCGCAGATGGAAGTCGATCACCGACTCGACATCCTCGAGGCGGGGAGCCATCGTGTCCCGGTACATGGACCGCATCTGCTCGGTGATGTTGGAGAAGGTCGCGTGGTCGAGGATGTGGATGACGGGCGGCGGCACGTCGTACACCATGCAGACCTCTTGCAGGTTCAACTTCCGTGCCTCGATGTATTGCATCTCCTCGGCGGTCAGCTGGACGACCTGCGCGTCCATGCCTTCCTCGAGGACGGCCGCCTTGCCCATGTTGTCCGCGCCGCCGTGCGCCTGCTGGATGCCTTCACGGATCCTTCGGTGCGCGGCCTCCGACAGTTCGCCGGGATGTTTCAGGAACACTGACGGGCGGGCACCGTTTCGCCACCAGGCGGCCGTCGCACGCCGGGAGGCATCCTCGTTGAGCAGTGTCGTCCGCAACGGCTCCAAACGGCTCATGCCCCGCATCAGCGAGTCCGGGTTGTACCGCAGGAACGGCACCACATCCGCGGCCGGCGCCCTCAGCAGCCCGGCCGAGGCAATGCCGATGCTGAACACGTAGACGACGGAACCGTCGCTGTCACGCTCAACGAACGTCCGTGTCGGATGCATCGGCAGCATGTCGACGACCTGGCCCTGGTCGTCGCGCACCTTGTACCAGAACGCCTCGCCATACACCTCGTAGGTGGACAGCGTCCAGCGCCAGAAGTTGTACGGAGACATCACCGAGGTGGGCCGTGCCAGCAGCCGCGAGAACCCGGACTTGTTGTCGATCACTTTGCCGGTGGCCGCCGTCAGATCCCAGGATCGGATGGTGAGCCGGGCCGCCGAATTGGCGATCTTGTCGACCACTGTCGCGATCGACGGCTGCGCCCGGTAGAGCGCGGAATAGCTGGCGAACTTCCCCGACAGTGTGAGGCCGGTGTTGGCGTAGAAATATCCGTTGGCCAGTGTCGGCGTGACCTCGCCCAACGCCTGCGGGGCGATATCCAACGCCTGCCCATTGGAGACGATCATCCGGCCACCCCAGGCTTCTGCATGTAGGCCACATCGCCGCGGGGCAGATACAGTGCGCCGTCGACACGATGCCGGGTGGTGCCCTCGACCGCGGAAGCGTTCACCAACACCACGGTTCGGTCGTCGGCCTCGAGCAGCAGCCCGTCGAAGGTTTCACCGCCACGCATGGTGATGAGGAAACGCTCACGGAAGCAGTCACGGATCAGGCGATCACGACCGGCCACGCCGCCACCGCCCTCCCGTTTAGACGACCACAAGTTCCGAGTCCTCATATTTGGACCGTTTCGGCTTCGCCAGGCCGGACAGGAGCGCCCACGCGGCACCGTTGACGGCGATCAGCGGCGAAGCGTCGGCCGGTGACTTCTTCCGGTCGATCACCCATGCGTCACCGGCCGGCTTCGGCACGGCTGTCGCTGCCGCGGTGTTCAGTGCCGTCTGGTTCCGGTGCCACACCCGCTGCGTGCCGGTGCCTTCACCGATCGCGGAGCGCACCAGGTCGTAGAACAGGCTGAAACCGCTCGTCAGGTCGGAGCCCGACCATTCGATGACCTTGCGGCCGGCATCCTCCAGCGGGTCGATCAGCGGCGCTGCCGGTGTGCGGCCGGACTGCACCACCACAGGAGCCTCGCGGACCACATCCGATCGTTCCTCGGCGTTCAGCCAGGGGATCATCCAGTCGGTGCCTGCCCGGGATGCGATCACCTCGACATGGACGCCGCCGTCAGCCCGCCAGGTGGCCAAACCGATATGGGCCCGGGTGCGATCCCACGACACATCCACGCACAGGACCACCGGCTGCCCGGTGCCACGCGCTGAATCCTCGTCGGCCGAACCCTCCCAAGCTCCCGGCGGATACAGACCCTCGAGGGTGCCCTCAGACCACTGGCACAACACCTCGGTGCGGAACACCCATTCCGGCTCCCGTGTCGCGGCCCGGATCTTGCGTTCCGGAATGCCGTTCGGCAGGTTCATGGATGGATTCGCCTGCGCCCAGCCGGCACGGTCCCGGATCGCCGCATTCGGCGGCGCGGACCACTCGAACAGGCCGATGTCGTTGTCGTCGACGTCGGGATCGTAATCATCCTCGTCGTCGCCATCCGGCAGTAGCGAGGCCGGATCGTCGTCGGCGTTGATCCCGTCCGGGTCACCCAACAATGAATGGGCGAGCTTCCGAAAATACCGGAGCACAAGCGACGAAGCATCGCCGGCATTCGACAACAGAACGATCAACGAACGGGACCGCGCCATCGTCGTATGCGTGATCGCCGACCAGGCATCCCAGTTCTGTTGCTCCCGCGCCTCGTCCATGCCGACCACATCGCCCGACAGTCCGCGGCCGGCCCGCCGGCTTGCCGCCTTCGCCTTGTACCGTTCACCCGTCTTCAAGTCCAGGCTCTTCTTGCCGTTGACCTGGACGACCCGTTTCACCTGTGCAGCCAGATCCGGTAGCAGCGGCACGTCATCGTCATCGGTGTCCGTGACCAGATCGACAACCGCCTGCCAGGTTTCCTCGGCAGTGTCGAGATCCTGTGCCGTCGACAGCACCAGTTTCATGCCGAGCACGTACATGACGTACAGGATCAGGATCTTCCACCAGGTCGTCTTGCCGTTCTGGCGGGCGATCAGGATGATGATGATGGAGAACCGGAAGTCGCCCGACTCCAGGAGTTCGAGGGCATGGACATACAACCATGCCTGATACGGGTGCAGTTCGATCCCGAGATCCTTCTCGGCGAAGTCGATGACATCCCAGCCGAGCGTCGTGACCGGACCCCCGGCATTCGCCGCGCGGGACAGATCCCGAAGCGGCGGAGTGAAGATCCTCGGCTCGGTGCAACCCTTAAGCAGTTCGGAGGTGTGCCGCCCGCTGACGCCGGCCACTGACCCCGCTCGAAGGGCTGTCACTGTCGCCCTCCTTCTTCCCGATGCTCTTTCGACCGGCAGGTGTCAGGCCGAGCGACTCGCAGTACTTCAAGAACGTGGGGATGGATACGTTGTCATCCTTCGGCCGCTGAACCTGCCGACCCTCGGAGTTCGCCCAATCCAGAAGCGCCTCACGTAGCCGCGACTCGTTGTCGATCCGTTCGGCCAATGCACGCAGCGCCGAGACTGCGGCCGCATCCTTCGTGGTCAGATGCTCGGCAACGGCGATGGACCGCTCCACTGCTTCGGCGACCGTGCCGGCTGGGAAGTCCATCAGTCCATCTCCTCTGCGCGTGACCCCTGCCAGATCCCGGGAGGGGGATGGCTGACTATCGGCGAATCTTCCTCTT